GTACACAGGTCATGCGTACACTTAATTGGTATGCACATACACAAGATAAAAAGAAAAGTATAGAATGGTTGTCTCAATTTCTAGCACATAATCCACGTCGTCAAAAACTAGCAGACAGTATTAAACGTGGCGATGTTTGGCCCGGCCCCACAGTTGGATTTGCACTTAGAGCAGGCCGCGTTGGATTGGCACTACGTTTTAGTACATTACGTACATTAGTCAAACATATTAAACAGGCAGACAAGGGTGTTGATACCAGTAATGCTGTTATAACAGAAGAAGTTAAAGAAGAAAAATCAAAGTTCAATATACAGGAACGTATGGCAGAAAAGACTTCTGAGTTCTTGGGAGAATTTGAAGGTCGCTTTGATGACTTTATGACAGAGTTCAAAGGCGAACCCAAGCTGGTAGAGTTAATGACACAAATGAATGTGCCAGCAGTGCAGGTTAAAACTGTACAAGAATTTATTAACAAAAAGATTGCAGAGTTCGAAGAGATTAACTCCAGTAAAGACAGCCAAGTATTGGAAGCATACAAGCATTTAGGCAAACGTCAGGTTACTGCCATTGTTAAATGGTGGACACAGGCATTGTCAGATGCCAACAGCTACAACGTAGTTAAAAAAGCTGCCAAGGCTCCACGTAAGAAAAAAGCAGTACTGCCAGAAAAGGTTGTTGCTAAATTGAAATACGCAAAAGAGTTTAAAGAGTTAAGTCTCAAAAGTGCGGACCCGACTACAATTCTTACAGCACAAGAACTGTGGGTCTACAATACTAAGACACGCAAGTTGGGCATCTACATTGTAGACCAGTATGCAGGCGCACTAACAGTTAAGAACAGTTCTATACTAGGATTTGATGCTACAGCAAGTGTGCAAAAGACGCTACGCAAGCCAAAAGATCAACTTAAAGATTTTAGTGCAAATGGCAAGCCTGCCGCTAAGAAATGGTTTAAAGGCATTAGAAGCACAGAGATTAAACTCAATGGCAGAATTAGTACAGACATCGTTTTATTAAAGGTATACAAATGAAAATCAAATTAACTATATTGTCGTCTTTACTGGTAGCCGGCTGTTCCTCATTAACAGCATGTGGGGGCGGAGGTGGAGGCGTAATCGCAACGACTGCCGTTGAAACACAGCCCATGGCAGCATGGTCGTTGACAACATTGTCCAATGGCGGTAGTGTGCTATCAGATGCAACAGGATGTGGCAGCTATGATATAGTTACTAAGGGCGATTTAAACAATGACGGCCACGATGATTTAATATTGGGGCCTAAGGCAAAATATGATCCCAGCAAAGGTTGTAACAATTCTGGTTTCACTAAACCTATTGTAGCATACTATGATCCGAGTACTAAGACATTTAAATTAAATACTGCCACACAGGCAGTGATGCCCGAAATGCAATGGACACAAATGGCCGTCATTGGTGATTTTAACAATGATGGCTTTGCTGACATGTTTGCAGTAGGCACTGGAACAGATTATGGCCAACCTTGCGGTGAAGCACCTATTCTATTGTTAGGTTCTAAAACCGGAATGGTTGATATGTCGCATTTGTTGCCGAGATTTTCTGGATATTCTCACCAAGCAACATGGGGAGACTATAATAATGATGGCAAGACAGATTTTGTTATTCTTAATAATAATTGGGTTCCAACAGATCCAACAGATTCCAGACATGCAAGTTGCTCATATAGAAAATATCCGGGCACAAATGAATCATTTGTAATTTTATCTTCGGAAAATTCATGGACTTACTCGGCGTTGCGTGTGCAAGATAAATTAAGTAATACTGTCATTGACGGCAATCAAAGTTTTAATAGTGTGACATCTGGAGATATTAATAATGACGGCAAAGCAGACCTTATAGTTGTAGGCAGCAATTGGGGCAGTTTAGCTCAAAAAACTATTACACTGATGGGTACAGGTACAGGAACATTTACATATGGGTCTGAATTTAGTGAAACTCCCTTTGGAGATAAGACAGTAGGAGTCAATTCTTCGCTTAGACAATTAGATAATGGTCCTTTGGAACTGTTAGTTAATTACACTGAACATCCCGGCGGCCAAGCAATACCATTCCAAAAAAGCGTTTATCGAATTTTTAGCTTTAACTCAACAACACTGACCTGGACCAATGTCACTGACCAATACATCACTAATAAAACGTCAATTGAAACTGATTTAACGTTTTGTGCAAGGCTATATTGGATTGATTTAAATTCAGACAATAAAGAAGATTTTGTTTGTACAACAATAAATCCGTTTACAGGCGATAATCCTGCCAGTATAAGTCCTAGAATGTGGGTAAGGAATTCAAATAACAAATTTGAACCTGCATATCATGAAGGTTTTAGCTTAGTAAATAAAATGGCCAGTCCTACTCCGGTTAAAGTAGATGGAAAAGTAAAAATTGTTGGATTAAGTAATAAATCTTATGGATCAACAATACAATTTGATTTAGCACAATAATACAAACTTAAATCTCCCGCTAAATACATATAACGGGAGATTTTTGTATGAGTATTAAAGACGAAGTTACTAAAGATATAGAACTTAGACTTGGCGGAGGTATGGTTGATGTAGAATTAGATTCTGCTCACTACGACTTGGCCATTAATCAATCCTTGCGTAAATATAGACAACGCAGTAGTAGAGCTGTGGCAGAAAAATTTATTCCCTTAGAAATTAAAGAAGAACAACAAGAATATCAACTACCGTTAAATGTACAATTAGTCAGAGAAGTCATGCTTCGTCAATCAGGAACAGCAGGAAGCACCGGCGTAGATTTTGAACCATTTAATGCTATGTATTTAAATAATATGTTTTTACAGCAAATGTCAGGGTCGTCGGGGTTTTTAAATTATGAACTATATGGGCATCGTCGTGAGTTAATGGCTCGTATGTTTGGTGGCTATGTAACATTTACATTTAGTCAAAATGATAAGAAGATTTTTTTACATCGTAAATTTAGAGCGGATGATACCGTATTTGCTTGGTGCTGGGTTGAACGAGACGATGAGGATTTGCTAATAGATCCTTATGCTGGTCCATGGTTAAAAGACTATGCCTTTGCCAAAGCCAAGTTTATGTTAGGTGAAGCACGTGCCAAGTTTTCCACTATAGCTGGGCCACAAGGTGGCACAAGTTTAAATGGAGATGCATTAAAAAGCGAAGCAGCCGCAGACTTAGAAAAACTAGATGAAGATTTAAAGAATTATGTAGACGGTGGCGGCTACGGTGGATTCGTCATTGGATGACCTGGCAAAACTCCGAGTACTTGCGGGTGTAGACAAAAAAGCACCTAGTCCAGTCACTGGCGAAATTGGCACAAACAAAGGCGAATATATGCATAAACATAATATCAAGCCCGGCACAGAAGAATGGTTTAAGCTATGGTTTGCCAGACCTTCATTAACTGGCGAAAAATCTATTGACAAATAGATAGTGTTGCTATATACTAGCAACATGAACATTTACCTCGACATGGATGACGTAGTTGCTGACTGGATAAAGTCAGCCCGCGAATATCTAAAAAAACCAACCTGGGACCTGGACCAAATTCTTCCAGACACTGAATGGCGCCGTCTTAAAGACAATCAAAGAATGTATCGTCATCTTCCACTTAGACCCGGTGCTAATGAACTAGTTGACTGGGTTACACAATACTGTAGACGAACAGACTCTGGTTTATTCTTTTTAAGTGCATTACCGCACAACAATGATGTGCCATGGGCTGTACAAGATAAAGTATGGTGGGCTCATGAGCACTTTCCGCATATTCCTGTTTTCCTTGGTCCATACAGCAATGAAAAATGGCAACATTGTAAACCAGGCGATATTCTAATTGATGACAGGACAAGTAACTGTGAGGAATGGCGCCGTGTCGGCGGACTAGCACACATTTATAAACAATGGCCTGAATGTAAGCAATGGTTAGAGGAGACATTAAAATGATTATAGGTATATGTGGTTTTATAGGCAGTGGCAAAGATACTGTTGCAGATTATCTAGTTAACGTACATGGATTTCGTCGAGAAAGTTTTGCCAACACATTGAAAGATGCAGTGGCCGCTGTATTTGGCTGGGACAGAGTTATGCTTGAAGGTCGGACTAAAGAAGCACGTGAATGGAGAGAACAAGTAGATCCATGGTGGAGTCAGCGACTAGATATGCCCAATCTAACACCGCGGTGGGTATTACAATACTGGGGCACAGAAGTGTGCAGACGAGGATTCCATGATGACATTTGGATTGCCAGTGTAGAGAATAAACTACGCACTAGCAAAGACAATATTGTTATCAGTGATTGCAGATTTCCCAACGAGATAGTCAGTATTAAAAATGCAGGCGGCAGTATTGTTCGTGTTGATCGTGGGATGCAACCGCATTGGCATAGTATAGCAATACAAGCAAACAAAGGCGTGGAATCTGCAATCAGATGGTTAAAACAAGAAAATATTCATGCCAGCGAAACAGCTTGGGTTGGAACTAAATTTGACTATATATTAGATAATAACTCTACCTTAGATGCTTTGTTTAATCAGGTAGAATCAGCGGTGCATCTCGAACCAGCAAAAATATAAATTTTACTAAATAGCCGTTTTTACATAAAATGTATAAATATATGTAACAGTTTAAGGAGAAAACATGGCTACTTTAGTATCCCCAGGCGTAGCAGTTAGCGTTACAGATGAAAGTCAATATGGCTCAGCAGGACAAGGCACCGTACCGTTAATTATTTTAGCTACCGAAACAAATAAATCGAATGTAAGTGCGTCAGGTTATGCAGAAGGAACTATACCTAATAATGCTGCCAAGCCGTACTTATTAACAAGTCAGCGAGAGTTAGTAGAGTTGTTTGGTCGGCCACAGTTTAGTGTTGTCGACGGAACACCTATACACGGTTCTGAAACCAATGAATATGGATTATTGGCCGCTTATAGTTATTTAGGTCTTGCAAATAGAGCATATGTTCTTCGTGCCGATATCGATCTAGCACAGTTAGAACCAAGAGCAGACGAGCCATATGGACGTCCATCCAATGGAGCATACTGGTTTGATTTGACTACAAGTTCTTTTGGATTATTTGAAGCCACTGTTGCTGGCTCCGGTAATTGGGAATTACAAAATCCACTAGTTATCAGTGACACAGCAGACACTGTAGCTGGTACAGGATTAGTTCCACTTTCTACTATTGGCAGTGATGGCGATTATGCAATAGTTGTCACAAGTGCAGTGACCAGTTATCAATTTTATAAAAAAATAAGTGGCGCATGGACAATTTGTACTAACGCCGCATTACCCGGATCAGTATTTGCCAGTCCGCATTATACAATACCTGTGGCCGCGGTGGCAGGCGATTTATGGATTAAAACAACTACTCCCAACAATGGCTTAAACATTGTTGTTAAAAAATATGTGTCCGCAAATTTACCCGCAAGCAGTCCTTGGGTAGCACAAAATGTTCCTAGTTATCAATCAACATCTGCAGCCACTACAGGATTTGGCACTGCACTAGTGGCTGGAAAAATATTTGCACAAGTAACAGCTGGTTCCGCAAATATAACTTTAAAAATATATGATGGCACTAATTGGATAGCATTAAATGAAGAAGTCAGTGGCACCGCATTGGTGGGTCCAGTTGCAAATAATACATTATGGTATAATGCTAATTTAACAGCAGATATATATATGAAAAGCAACAGTAAATGGGAGCCAGTCAGCGGCAATGTCACTATAGACGCTACTGTGCCTTCTTCGGCAACAGCCGGAGATATTTGGGTAGATAGCAGTGATCTTGAAAATTATCCTAGACTACAACAGTATGACGGAAGCGCATGGACAGATAGAGACGTCACAGATCAAACAACTCCTAACGGAGTTGTATTTGCTGATTTAACAATGACGCCAGCAGACACAAGTAATTCAGGTGGCGCCACAGCAGTTGACAGTGAAGCTCCTGATCCTTTATTATATCCAGATGGCATGCTGTTATGGAACAGCGTAGTCAGTACAGGCAATGTAAAACGCTATGATGCTGATAATGTTGTATGGAATTCATACAGCGGTAATATGTCTGATGGCAGACCATTTATGTTGCGTAAAGCACAGCGTCAAGCAGTGGTCAGATCAATGCAAGGTGCTGTCAATGAGAATACACAAATTCGTGAGGAAACAACTTTCTTTACTGTAATTGCGGCTCCTGCTTACCCCGAGCTATTGGATGAAATGATCACATTGAATACAGATCGAAAAGAAACTGGATTTATTGTTGTGGACACTCCATTCAGATTACGTCCACAGGGGCAGGAATTAATTAACTGGATGACTGGTAACAATGCAACTGTAAACGGCGAATTAGGTTTAATTACTGCTACTAATACAGCGGCTGCTTATTACCCTAGTGGAATTACCAGCGACCTAAACGGCAATGATGTAGTTGTTCCGCCAAGTCATATTGTATTACGCACAATAGCGTACAATGACCAAGTTGCTTATCCCTGGTTTGCTCCAGCTGGCCTAACACGCGGCGTTGTTACAAACGCAACCAATGTTGGTTATATTAACAGCGAAGGCGAATTTGTGCCAGTAGCACTGACAAATGGTCAACGGGATACATTATACGGAGATGGCAACAGGGTCGGTATTAATCCAATTACACGTTTTCCTGGCCAAGGTTTGTTTGTCTTCGGTCAACGCACATTACAAGGCTTCTCGGGTGCATTGGATCGTGTAAACGTTGCACGTTTAATTGCTTACTTGCGTGAACGTTTTGATCCGTTGGCAAGACCGTTTATATTTGAACCTAATGACAGAATTACTCGCGCCAATGCTAAACAAGTATTTGATGGATTTTTAGCTGACTTATTAAGCAAGCGAGCAATTTATGATTTTATTGTTGTTTGTGACGACTCAAACAATACCCCTGCCAGAATTGACAGAAACGAATTATATATCGATGTAGCCATTGAGCCGACTAAAGCGGCTGAATTTATCTACATTCCGATTCGTGTAGTCAACACAGGTGAGTTATCAGCCTGATAAATAACATAGCCCAAGGAGAATACACATGGCAGATTTAACAAAATTTGGAGTTCCAACAGCAGGTCTAGGTGGCGATAACGCCATGGTAATGCCTAAACTTCAATACCGATTCAGAGTTATTGCTTATAACTTTGGTCGTGAAGGTGGAAGCACTGTTGCACTTACACAAAACGTAGTAAGCGTTACTAGACCAAGCATCACACACGATGAAATAACGTTGGATGCATATAATAGCAGAGCATATCTTGCAGGTAAGCATACATGGGAACCAGTTACACTGACAATCCGTGATGATATAAACGGAGTTGTAACTAAACATATTGCTAGTCAACTACAAAAACAACTTAATCAAGGACAGCAAAGTGCTCCAGTGGCCGGCCGCGACTATAAGTTTGGACTTGTAATCGAACAGTTAGACGGAAGTCAACCTGGTGTCGTAATTGAAACATGGAGTTTAAACGGATGTTTTATTCAAAATGCAAACTACGGCGAAAATAATTATGCTACCAGCGACGCAATGACTATTACGTTACAGATTAGATATGACGCAGCTGATATTCATGATTCACAAGTTGAGTCGGCTACTACATCTGGTGGATTGACTAATAGCTCTATGGCAATTGGCGCTGGCAACAGCGCAATTTAAGGACAGCCATGGCGGCATTAACTGACGCTATGAATTGGTATACTTTAGGTGGGCAAAAAGCTGCTCGCCTAAAGTATCATTTTCGAGTTGAATTTTTCTCTCCTCAATATAACAAAGGTGTTACCGTTGTAAAGGAATCTATTGACAAGGCAAGTTCCCAAGTTATTAGTACCTCGACTACACTACCGTCGTTACAAGATAATGGTCGAGCAATATTTGATTGTGTTCGTTCAGTAGAACTACCCAAATACAGTATTGAAACTGAAGTCATGAACTCATGGAATATTAGACATCTTGTACCTACTAAAATAAATTTTGAACCCATTAGTATTTCATTTACAGACACAATGGATAATCGGTTTATGAAGTTTATTAGCAATTATATGAGTATTGTCAGTGGAAGCTTTCGACCAGCCACAGAAAGTTTTAGAAATGGATTTGACGAACAGCCATTTGGTATTCAAAGACTTGACACAGGAAAAGACTGTCCCATTGACAAAATAGAAATAACACAATTTTACGGAGCAAATCCAGAAAAAAGTACAGATAAAAGAACAACGACATTATGGCGACCAAAAATTGTTGATATACAACATGATACCTTGGATTATAATACCAGCGAAGCGGTTACTTGGCAAATTGGATTTAGATATGAAAGCATAACATATGAAATTAACAGTCCTCCAGTAAAATCTAAGTTAGCATCAAATGGTCAAGCGTCAGATACTATAGCAATAGCAGAGTCGATTGACTCAAATGAAACTATAGTAGCCAGTACAGTACCAGCGGACCAATCACTTGATGCAGGCGAAGAAATTGTATAATGGTACCATTGGAATTTAAGAATAGTACACAATGTCATTAGAAACCAGCAAATATGATATAATCTACAGTAAATTATTACAATTAGAATTTACGCCTGCACGTGCCAAAGGCTTGGCAAAGATATTACATGAGGTAGTGAAACAAACCGGTTACAGTATTGATCAAGCGTTGCAGTATGTGGATGCTACTGGAATTAGATTTGACATCGAAATTTATCAATCATTAAATGAGGTTAGAACAAATAGCAGTCAAATTGGTTATATTGACAGAGAGTATATCCCACCGTCGATACTGCGACAAACAGTATTTCCATCGACAAGTTCTGAATTAGTATTAGGTCGAATTAGCCAAGCAAGCACAAACACAGGCAACCATGATATTACTTTAAGTGGTGCTCTCGGTAATGGCCAATAATTATAGTCAAGGTTATTTTTCTCCAGAAAACCCTTCTAAATATATAGGCAGCAATCGTCCTAAATATAGAAGCGGTTGGGAATTGACGGTAATGAGATTCTGCGATAATCATCCAGCTGTCATAGCATGGGCCAGTGAAAGTCTGCGTGTACCTTATCGTAATCCTTTTACAAGTAAGGACACTTTTTATGTGCCTGATTTTCTTATAACATATCAAGACAAAAGTGGCAAGAAAATCAGTGAAGTTATCGAAGTCAAGCCTCGCAATCAAGCAGTGCTTGAAATGGCTAAAACACAGCAGGAAAAAGCCGCAGTAGTATTAAATATGGCTAAATGGGAAGCCGCCAGAGCATGGTGCCAACGACACGGAATGAAGTTCAGAATACTCACTGAAGAAGATATATATAATAACTGGGGTGCAAAAAATAAACCCAAAACAACCAGAGCTAGAAAAAGATGACTAAAAAGTTAGAAGAGTTTTTTAATATCGATCCTGTGCAGGAAGATCGTAATGTCAGTGTTGACGAAGACCAATTGACATTACCGTTAGCGGAAATCGCGGAAATATTGCCAATGTCTGACTCAATGACTAAAATTAAAAATCAATTAAGCATAGCAAATAAAATAGACGAAGCATTACCGCAGGTCAAAGGATTGGATACAGAAGATCGGGAATTAGATGATTATGCTAATCGAGCCATAGAATCCTTTGAAAAGTTAATGGACCTGGGCTATAACATGGATGACAGAAACGCCGGAAAAATATTCGAAGTTGCCAGTACAATGATGAATAATGCAATTACTGCAAAAACAACTAAACTAGACAAAAAACTTAAAATGATTGAACTGCAATTAAAATTGGCTAGATTACAAAAAGATCTGGGCATAGATCAATCGGAAGACAAACCCTCAGAACTGAATACAGATCGTAATGCTATTCTTAACTTGATCAATCAGAACTTAAAGAATAAATGAATTGATAAATAATACATCGGAGAATACAATGAAGACTCTATTA